ATATATTCCTCCTTTTTAATAATTAGCCACGAGAATGAATAATGGTGAATACCTTTATTCATTCTGTGGAATAGGGGTTCTAAGGGTCTCCCTAGCGAACGGGGTTTTTGATAAAAAACCGTAGTGAGTTACGATTTGCAAAATTTTAAAAAATTTAAAAATTAATATTTAATAACATGAAGTATTAAACTACGGCAGGTTGCAGTATAAATAAAATCTGAACTCAAAACAAAGTAGAAAAACCATAAGCAAAGTGTGCGTAGCACTACGGTTAGAACTGTTCCGTCATAAAAAATAAAGGTTTCCACCATTTATTCTTTATGGCGGCTGATTTCTCTTGTTTAATATATCCTATGCATATAATGCGAAAATGTTTACTTTAAAATTAAAATTCGCATTAAATCCGAAAGTAAAATAATAAAAAAGAGATATGATTATTCTAAATACCATATCTCTTTTACATCTTTATTTAATTTTTCTGACATTTTTAAAGCTTTATCTAAAGTTGGTTTACTTCTACCTCTTTCCCAACTAGAATAATTTTTTATATCTACATTTAAAAATTTGGCAAATTCTCCAGGAGCCATTAAATATTCCTGCATTCAATTTTTTTTAAATTATTTTTTACGACCATATAATACACCTCTTTCTTATATTATATGCTCTATTCTATTTTAATTTACTAATTTCCTTTATATGTTTAAAAATTATATTAATGTTAAAAATCTAAATAGGTGATGATATGAAGTGTAAAATAAGAATAGATTTATGTATAACAATAACTTTTATAATGCTGCTATGTATATGCATACCTATATTGTTCAAAAAATAAAAAAGAAGTAGTTCCAATTAAGAAATTACTTCTTTTTATATTTATTCTTCCATATTATCAATATAGCTATTTTCTATGCTTTCTTCATATTCTTTTAATGTACTAATCATAGCAGATATAGCCTCTACACCTATATCTACTCCGTTAATGCCATCTATAATTTTATCTCCTAGCACAAACTTAACACGTTTAGTTTTAGCAAATTCTATTATCTTTTCTAATCCTTTATGGCTACGTGTTATTCTATTAATATCTTTAGAGAATATTGTATCCCCCTCTTGTATACTATCTAGTAATTTGTTCAGCTCTGCTCCATTTTCAAGTGCACTTCCAATGTCTATATAAATATCCTTTTCGTTAACCCCTTTGCTTTTTATCCATCCAATTTGATTCTCTATACTTTTTTTATTATCATTAGCAGTTCTACAATATCCATATATCATACAATCAACTCCTGTTATCTTTTTTATAATATAATTTTATCAAATTTAATTTATTTTTACCAATTTTATTACTGTATTGTTCTTTAAATTAGATAAATAAAGAAATTTTTCTCCTTCTTTAACTTTGTCTAAAGATACCCACACAGGTTTATTCTTATCTAAACAATACATATAATATCCGTTTTCTCTTCCATTGTCTTCTGCTGGTGCAACCGCATTGGCTACACCAACAAATCTAGTTGAAGCTCCTATTAGCAAGCCTGTTAATAAACTTATAACCACCTTTTTCATTTTTTAATCCCCCTATTCTCGCTTTAACAATTCTTCTCTTTCTTTTAATAGATTCCTAAGTTCTTCTATGTCCTCTAGTGTTGCTTTATTCCTGATAAAGCTTCTAGCACTGCTACGACTTTTCAAATAACTAGCATACTCTCTATTTTTATTTTCCCAGTTTTGATTGGCTATTGTCTGTTTAGATTTTCCCATTTGAAAACCTCCTACATAACTATTTTAAATATCAAGCATACTAATAGAGCTATAATAATTAATTTAATGGCTATCTTTAGTATTAATTTAAATAATATTTTTAAATCTTTACTCATATTTACTAAGGTGGTATTATAAGAGTAAGGGAGGAGTTTTCCTCCCCTGTGTTCATAACAAATCATATAGCTGTTTCAGTAGCATTATTATGATTGTTATTTTTACTAATAGCTTGATGACTATTCCCAGTAGTTTATCAAGCTTTTTTAGTTTTCTTATCCATTTGACCACCTTTTTCTCTCACCTCCTTACAATTATAATTATACTACGTGTAGTATGAGAAGTCAATACCTTTTATTTAAATATTTATATAAATTATAATAATTTTTCCAATAAAAAAAGAGGTACTCCCATTACAGAAGTACCTTTAAAATTAATATCTTATACATTTAGCATAAATATTTTCCCATAAGAAAAAAACCACCATTAATTAATGGTGGTTTAAAATCGTAATTTGACAGTACCTGGGGAATGTGTGTATTTACAATACACTTAAGCGATAACATTAGCTACAATTTCCCTTGGCAGGGCTTTTAACTGTTAATTACATTATAATATATGTCTTACAAATGTGTCAATACTTTTTTCTCAATTTCTTTGCAATGAATTTCTTTTGCAAAATCTTTATATGGAAATTTAGATAAATAATCTATTTCTATACTATTACCGTATTTCTGAATTCCATAATTATATCTAGCCCAACACAAGCCCGCTATAAAATCGCTAATCATAACACCATAATTCACCTTAGAATCAGCTTCTTTAATATTAAAATTACAATTAAATTTGTTATGTTTTCTTTCAATTTTTAGTTTTTTAAGTAAATATACCTGTAAATTATTATTTGCTTCTATCTTCATACTTCTATTATCATATATAATTTTTAATTCTTTAAAGTCATACCCTTTAGCATACTTCCTTATATCAAATACATACTTCACCAATAAATATACAAGATAGTTATAATAATCATTATATTTATGATTAGTTAACCTCGTGCAATTGAACTTGTCTACAACTATAGATACATAAGTACCTTTGAGTTTTTGAAAATTTTCATAAACATAGTTTTTGCCATCTACATTAAGATTTGAAAATTTAACCTCATTTTTATTATTTTTCCTTGCATTAATATTAAAATATTTTTCTCTATTTTTTTGCACATTTGATACTATTTTTTTCATCTTGTATGCATGATTCTTATTTCCTTTTTCTATTAAGTACCCACCAATGCAAAAATATCTTTCCCCATTGTTTTTACTTATGTTACCTGACTCATCTATAAAAAGTGTATAGCTCACAATATGCCTCCTGTTAAATTACGATTTTTCTACTAATTATTACAATTATATCACCAACTATATCCCTTACTCAAGGAATTTATCCAGAATTATTTTTTATTCACATTTTTTTCAATTTGTTTTCTATAAAATTATATAAATTAACTTAATTTTTAATATCTTATATATTTAGCATATACATATCCACCCTGTTTAGGATAGTATATATGCATCCAATCTCCTTCTTTTCTATATAATTGGACTTTTGATCCATTAGATAAAGTACCTAGTATTTTGGAGCTTGTAGATTTATCTGCTCTTACATTTACTCCACTAGGTGTATTTATAACTCCTGTTTTACCATCTAGGTTTGTCCCACTTGAACTACCATTACTACTACCTTGAATGCTTACATAATTCTTATAAATATAACATCTATTATATCCGCTGTATAAACTATAGCAATGATACCAGTCCCCTTCTAGTCTATATAATTTAACCTTATCGCCTTTGTTAACAGAACCTAAAATTTTTCCATTAGGATCTAATCTCACATTTACGCCGCTGCCTGTTATAATACCTACTTTGTCCCTAACATTATCATTTACAACTGGACCAGGATTATTAGAGCTGCCACCATTTAAAACAGCGTTTTTTATTTCTGCTAAAGGGTATTTTGTTCCAGGACAATTAGAGCTACCAACTTCCCTATGACCGTATATTTTATTGATTCCATATTTATTACATAGATATTTGCATAACTCTATAATTGCATTCTTTTGAGCCTGAGGCATATCCTCGCTCATGTAACTACCTTCGGCACAAATCCCTAACGTATTGGTGTTATGACCAGCTACATGAGCACCTATAGCGCTATCAGGTCTACCTTTCCATATCTCCCCGTTTTTCCTTACGAAATAGTGATAACCAATTCCTGCCCAACCGTTTCCTTTATGCCATGAATGTACATCTAATACACTACATACACTCGCTTCAGCATGATGTAAATCTAGTTCTTGAGGGTTATTCCCGTAAGACATACTGCCAAAACTTAAATTTGCATTTCTTATATTCATATAAATACCTCCCGTATCTTTATCATGATTTCTATACAACTAATAATGAGAATTTAAAAAAGCCTTTGTATACCTAGATTTTAGCTTCAAAATTCTCATTAAAATTTGTAATTATATTTTTAATAATAAAAAAACAAAACTATTGATTCTTCTCTTTGTGCATATCTTTTTCTTGTAGCTGCTCTAATGCATTTTTTAGTGCTGGTGGATAGTTAACGCCGCATTTACCTACATTCTCTATAATACTTAATCCTTCATTTGCTATGTAGAAGTAGCAAATCAGAGTACGAAATACCCATGTTCCATCGTTAAGTAGCCTATCTAATAGTACTCCTAAAATTAATACTAATAAAATCATGCATTTTCTCAAAATACCTTTAAACCCTATTTTGCTATTAAGCTTGTCGGTTATATAAGATGCAACCATTCCTGTTGCATAATCTACAAGCATAAACCCTACTAATGCTGCTAAAGGAGTATCCCATGCACCAAAAACATAAGTAAACCATGTACCTATAGCTGCTACAATTCCATTAAAAATATTTTCTTTATTCATTTTGCACCTCTCTTAATAAAAATAGGCAAAATAAAAAGACCTATATGGTCCACTATTTTGCCTTTATAAAATATTTTGTTGTATCGCCTTATTTATCTATTGCGTCTTGATTATATTTTCTTTCTCTTCTATAGTTATCCATTTTGCTTGTACAAAAATATCTAAATCTTCTTCCATATATAGTCCCATTAAAAAATATTCTTTAATATAACTAAGCATTTGCATTACCTCCTAATTGTGCTATTTTTAATAATAAATCTGCATTTAATTCTTTCTGTTTATTTAATTCTATTTGTATCTCTGCATTATCTTTAAGCAATTTTGCATTTAAAGCTTGTTGCTTTTCTTGTGAAATTTCTTCTTCAGATTTTGGCTTTTCAGATAATCTTTTATTTTCTATGTTTTTAAATTCAGATATATAATCATCTTCACTTAATACTGTTAAATCTGAATTTTTAGGGATTTCTTCTTCCATTGTTTTAATAACACAAGTATTTTCCTCAAAATTAACCATTTGGCTTCCTGCAAAGAATTTATTTACATCTAATCCTTTATATTGACATATACCATTATTGTCTATTAAATTAATTATTTTTAAATATTGCATAATAAACCTCCCATTAATAAATTTCAAGCGGTAGCTCATAAGTATTCATTTTTTTTGTTTCACTTTCAATTGGACCTTCTTTTCCTCTTAAAGGTATTAGTGTTTTCGAAGGTGAATATAAATAACATTGCTTTTTTTCACTATTCATAATAGGTATACCCAAATCTGTATACCAAACTGATTCCAGTACAAAATTATTTGCATTAAAAGACATTTTATCAGTATAAAAATAATTATAATTTCCAACACCATTAGTTTTTCTAAATAAGTTATTATAAACTGAACCTGTATTATAATCCATTGTTTGCAATAATATATCTTCATAAGAATATTTATAAAGCGTGTGGTCATTCACTTTAGAATGCCAGAATCCATCAGGAAGAAATAACATATACGTATCATAAGTATCATTTTTATTATAATGAGCATATAAAACACCACTATCTCTATAATATAAAATTGGATTGTTTATGTTACCTGATGTTTTATTTGTATATGCTAATACATATTTATCTGTTACCCCTACTAAATATCTTGTAAAACCTTCAGGCGGAATTGGCAATGGGGCTGGTGCTGGTTTGGCTGTTCCTGTAACACCAAATATATTTTTACCATTTAATATATTTTTAGGTATTAAATTTGGATCACCACTACCAACCTGTGGGCCATCATCATTTGTAAAACTATATCCTTTAAGTGCTTGATTGGGTTTAAGATTTCCACCACCTCCCTTACCCTGTAATATAAAATCCACGCCATTGTAACAAAGATTATATGGTATATTTGATTTTAGATTATTTACTATTTTACCGAAAGGGTCTTTAATATTTTTAGCACCATAATTATTTATATTTATAGTACAGTTTCCTGTTGCATTATTGCCGATAAACAATGTAAATCTAGTTCCCTTTTCTAAACTAGTAATTTTATTATTAGAACTAATATAAGCATTAGTTCCAGTAGCTTCTACTATTGGATAACTGTCCTTCGTAATATCAGCCAAATCCGACTTAATATTATTTATACTTTCAGTATTTTTAGTTATTAAGTTTAATAGATTACCTGCTGTATCCTCCCCTAAAACATCCTTTAAAGTTTTAAGCCAATCTTCAAATTCTTTTTCAAATTCTTCTGATTTTATTTTAAACCTTGTACTGTATTGATTAAATAGAGTTGTAACATCTATTTGATCTACAGTTCCATGCACTATGCCGCATAAGTTTTTATCAAGTCTTAGATCTGTTATATTAGCCTGTGTAATACTAATAGCACCTTTATTAACAGCCACATCTGCTAATGCTATCTCATATGCATCTGCATCACGTTGAAGTGTTTGGGCGGTTGGAGAACTTGCAAATTGTCCTTTTTTTACATAAGAATATATTTTTCTTTCAGCTGTATCCATTCTTAATACAACTTTATCTATTCTATTTAATACACCATCCGCTACGTCTATATTTAAAATATAATCATCTGTGTTAATATAAATTGCTCCATTAATCCACCCCTTACCGGCTTTAATTGTTATAGTCATATCATTATTAGCTATAACTTGCAGATTATTGCTTGGATTAGGGAACACTCCATTGCTTATGAAACTTGCAAAATATTCTCTAAAATCTTCCGCTTTATACCTTCTATCTCCGTTTACACTGTTAAATACAAAGCTCTTTTCCATTACTTCTTATTTCACCATCCTTTTTAACACAGCAAGTAAACTTGGTATTCTTGTACCAAAAGTAGCTTTAAGTTTCATACCATCATTACTATACACTTCCTGTGCTTCTATAATTCTACTATCCATAGTTACTTTTAATTTCTTATCCTGGATAGTAACTATATCCCCTAAATCATAGTCTTTTTCGTACACAAATGTATTGTTTGGATTAATTTCTAGTTCAAATGTTTTTAGCTCCTTAATTTCTTCAAGTTTAACTAAACCTTCTTTTTTTATATCCTCTACTTCCTCTGATGTACTATCTAAAAATGTTTCCATTCTTTCAAATCCAGTTATATCACCAAGGTTTAAAACTAGCTTTTCTTTATTTCCAATATAAATAGAATTTCTACTATTAATAATGCTTTCCGTATAATGTCTAGTCTTTATATTATTAAAATCGTTTCTGAAAATAACAGGGGGATTGCTATCTTGATTAACTGTTAAATCTTTCCCTTGTAGCACATCAAATATAAATTTTTTTTGCTTATGATCTAGCATAATGTTCCAACCAAGCTTACTGTATTCTCCTATTTCTTTTAACTTCTCGTCTAAATTTTCATACGCTCCCCTCCATCTATCGTCCTCACCACGTTTTTTATCTACTGCTATAATCAAATTATCTATTTTTCTATTTGAATCTATTGGATTAACACAGTTTCTATTTATGAAATATTTCATTATAGTTTCTTGATACCCAATACAGCTATCAAATTCTTGTCCTGTATTAGGTATTATAATTCTTCTTTTAGTTAATCCTTGAAGCATTACACCTTTTATTAGAAGTGTCTCTGTTTCCTGTCCTTCTTCTCCATAAACAAACTCCCTGTGTAATATTACACCCACCTTGTTATAATCTTTTCCTAAAAGAAGTAAATTATTTTTAACCAACTTGTCTGTATGGAGTTTATTAGAATTAATTTTAAATTCAAATTCTCCACATTCAAAAAACCTTCTAGTTATAGAAAAACTTTCATAATTGTCTATAGCACCTAATAAATTTATATTCTTATCTAATATTTTAACTGTCTTAATAATCTACACCCCCAAATATAATGGCGTGTAATATATGGCCACTTCTAAATTATCTATGCCACTATCTGCATTGTATCTCAAAAGATTGTCTCCTGGCTCTAGCTGTAAGAACTCTGAATCTAAATCAATCCAATTGAAGACATTTTCTCTAGAACCATTATTTCTAATCATTTCTATTCTTTTATTACTAAACTCTGTGGTACATTCCAAAACATCTCCTGCATTAAGTGTCTTATTAATTTTTATAAATTCTCTAGTATTGATGTTGAATAGACTTGGATTTATTACTGTTGCTAATGCCTTAAATTGTATTCTCATGCCGCACTCAACAGCTCCAGTATTATTTATATTTACAATTAGATTGCTAACTCTATGTCCCATTTCTATACCTGTATCTTGTGGTATTTCTAATGGGAATTCAAAATCACCAACCCAAAGTGCAACTTCCTCTTTCTTAGTGTATATATCCTCCCAAAATGGATTAGGAACTAAAATCTGGACTAAAAATTTTTGAATAGATCCCACTTTATCTTGAAAAGTTATATCCTGAACCCTTCCTTTAATTTTTCTACTAGTTGCATTATTTGTATAAATGAGTTCTCCATGAAACTTAGGGTTAAATACACTTGTTAAATATTCTCTTTTCCTATCTATATCCTCAAAATTATTACCTACTATTCCTCCTGTTATAGGTAATAATTTTTCTTTAATAGATATATTATCTATACTAACTCCATCTTGTCCAGCGCTTATAGATGTATTTATACTAGTTGCTGTATTAGCTACATTTTCTATTTTTTCCAAAACAAAAGGACGAGAGTTACTTAAAGTTACTTCTTGTCCTTTAGAATTTCTATATATTAATTTTTGCAACTCTAATCCTCCCTACTTATGCCATAGAAAAAGCTAAACTTCTTAATTCACTTTCTATACTTCTACTACCTCCATTATTGCTAGAGGCATATACATTAAATGTATTATTTCTATTATTAGTTACACTGCTATTTGTAGTAACGCTGCTAACACTTCTACTTAAATCTAAAGCATTTTGCCTTGCTCCATTTATTTCAGCAGTTATACTTGCTATCATATCCTTAATTTCTTGAATTTTGGGACTAAATCCATCAACTAGTTTTTGTCCTAGTGTTTGCCCAGCGTACTCATATTCTTTACTATAACTGTGCAATAGCTCTACTATTTCCTTTTGGTTATTATCCATAATCATTTTTTCAGCTTGCGCTTGCAGAACTGCATCCTGTGTTCTTTTTTCACAAAAAGCTCTATAATCTTCAAGTTGTTTTTCTAAGCTTTTCTTATTACTTTCATATATAGAATTAATATTTTGTAACTTATCTTCTTTTTCTTTTTCTAGCTTTTTCTTCTGTTCTTCTAACTGTTCTCTGTGTAATCTTTTCTCTCTTTCTTTAAGAAGATTATTAAGCTCTTGCTGCATTTCTGCTTTATTAAACTCATTGTGTTCAAAATCAATAGCAGACTTAAGGCTATTAATTTTCTTCATTTCTTCTGCATCTTTATCAGCTTTGTCTTCTTCCTCTAGCTGTTCTTCTATAGCCTTGATTTTAGCGTCATATACATCATCTATTCTTTTTATACTTTCATCTTTCCACTTTTCCAAATTTTGAATTTGACTATTTATAGATTCCTCTTGTAGTTTTAGTTCATCTTCATATCTTTCTTTTAATGCATTAGCGATATCCTGCTTAAACTTATCTATATAATCTGACAAGTTCTTAGCTGCATCCTTTACTGCATTAGCCATATTTTCTAATTCTACTCTAGCATTTTCAAATTCTTCCCTAGCCTTTACTGTTTCTTCTGCTGCGATTCCCAAAGTATAAGCTAAATCCTCATAACGCTTTCTTAAGTCTTCTACTTTTTTACTCTGTACTACAACTATAGCCTCTTGATTTTTCAAATCTTTTACTAGATCTCCTGTTTTAACTTTTAGAGATTTAATTGCTGTATCATAAGTAATCATTAAATCTTTAAATGCATTTTCTTCAATTTTCAATGACTTTTTAACTTCTTTTTCTCTCTTGTCTAATAATTTAATTCCATCATCATAGTATTCTTTTAATGCTCGCTTAGAACGCTCAAGGCTATCTACCTGTGCTTTCTGATTAGCTTTAGTAGTGTTTAAGACTTGTTTTTGGTATTGTCTTAAGCTTGCTATTTGATTAGCATAATTCTTTTTAGCGTTTTTATCTTTAGTATTCCTTTGTAGATTTTGATAATGAGCTATTTCTTGATCTACTCTAGCTCGTTCCGTTTGTAGCTCTATGCTATTTTCATTTTTAAGTACTCTTAATCTATCCTCTACATTTTTTACCCTATTTTCGTAATCTTCTTTTAAAAATTCCTTTGACTTTTCTACTTCTTCTTTATTGAGTTTATCTACAAAGTTTAAATATTTCTGGTATTCATCTTTATTATAAACACCCCAATTCAGCTGCCTTGCCACTCTATCTTTTATTTCTTTATCATTTGTATTTACCTTTACTTGTATATCGTCTAGCTTATTTTCTGTAACATCCTTTATAACTTGTGCTGCCAGATTAGCTGCGCTTTCTACTTTATCTTTGTTTTCCAATATACCTAAGGCTAAACCTTCACTTGAAAATTTCCCCAGTTCTTGCATGACCCTTGAAGGAGAATTTATACCAAGTGCTTTTCGTGTTTTTAAATTTATTCCATTTGCTGTTTCTAATATAGAATCATGTACTAATTTTCTAGTACTACTTATCCCATTTGCTAAACCTTCTGAAAGATTAACTCCCCATTCTCTAGATGTTGCATAGCCAATTTTATTATCTAATTTATCAAATAGAGCCATAGTGTCTCTGTTATTTAAAACTGTTTCTCCACCACCAAACCACAAAAGCTCTGGTCCTTCTTCTCCGACCATGTGCCATCCACGTGTAGCGTTGGTAGTACCTGTTGCATAACCTGTTTTCTTTTCATAAACTCCTTGGGAATTATCTCTTAAATTAGTGGTCATTTCAACCTTAGGATGTATTATGTGTTCATTAAACCAATCACATATATTTTTCCATGGAGTTTTTATTTCTCCTGATTTCTCATCTATTTTTTTACCAACATCTGTACATTGCTTGCCAACTTCTTCAACTACTTGTCTATGCATTTCCTCTGCTTTATCAACACTTTCTTTTCTCTGTCTTTCAGCTTCCTTCAACATCTTGTCGGCCTGATCTTTTGTTATAACTTTAGTTTCATCTCTCATTTTTATGATGTTTCTAACAGTTTGGTCATATTGTTGATTAGCCTTATCTACAGATCCTTGTCTTTGTTTCTCTGAGTTTTTAATAACTTCGCTCGCTTGCTCTGCTGTTATTCTTCCATTGTAGTTTTTTAACCTTTCCATTATTACCTTTTGTTCTACTTCAGATGCACTTAATGTTTTAACTGCATTTTCTTTCATTTGTTTTTGTAGCCCATCTATCGTTTGAGCTTCTTCTGCTGTGATCTGTCTATTATGATTTGCCGCATGTTGGATAATTGAATTAATTTGATTTTGTAATGAATCTACTGTTTTTTTCTTGTTTTCCCAACTAGTTGCGGTTGTTTGTAATATTTTGGCCTCTTCAGTTGTAGTTAAAACATTACTTTTTGAGAAAAAATCTTGTTGGCTTTTTAATTCTTCCGCTTTCTTTTTATCCAATCCAATCTTAATTTTGTCTCCCATATCCTTATATATTTTTTGTAAATTAGTGGACTGTTCCTTTGTAATTGCAGTACTTTTATTTAAAGTATCAGCAAAATCTTTTATAGTTTGCTCTTTTTGTTTTTTAGTAAGGCCTTTTGTTCCATTAACCATTGCTGAGTACTGCTTTATAATTTCATCCTTATTTTTCTTAGTTAATACTCCAGTATCTGAAACTAATTTTTTGAAATTGGTTGTCATGGTGTTTTTTTGTTCATTGGAAAGCTTACTAGATTTTTTACTCATATCAGTAAAATTTTTCAGCACTTTATCTTTTGCTTGTTTAGTAAATTTATCAGAATTTGTTACTAAATTTAACATAGAACTGCTTGCTTTTTTATCTAGATCCATGTAAGCCCCAACAGCTTGCTTAGTGGATTTGGATATTTTAACATTTGCAGTTTCAACACCTTTAGATGCAACATGATAATTCATCATCTCACTAGAGCTTGTTTTTACCTTGTCCGCAAACAAGTCTACACTTGGTATCACATCTTTTTGTAGATGTTTATATAATTTAACTCCTGCATATATTGATCCTCCTATTGCCCATGTCCACGGATTCAATAGTAATGTTCCGGCTTTTACAGCTAATCCCATCCCAGTAATACCTTTGCCAGCTAATCCTGCAGCTACACTTGCTGTTGTAGTTGCTGCTTCTGCTCCTTTTGTAGCAAGTGTTATCTTACCTATTATTCCAGTTACTTTACTCCCAACACTTAAAATACTGCTAAATCCAGTTGCTAATTTTCCCACTCCTACTATAGCAGGGCCTGTAATTGCTACAAATGCACCAAATTTAATAATACCTTTTTGCATTTCTGGGCTTAGCTTAGAGAATTTTTCTGTCATTCCTGCCACGCTAACTGCTATATCTCTTATAGCTGGCAATAAATTCTTACCTATGGTTATACCCGCATCTGTTATTTGATTTTTAGCCATTTTTAGTTTACTTTCTGTAGTTTCGTAGCGTTGATTAGCTTCATTAGTTAATGCAACATTTTCCCCCCATGCTTTAGTACCCATATTTATAGAATCTTCCAATAAAGTACCTGCGTTTGCTGCTCTAAGCAAACTGTCTCTAAGTCTTACCTCTTTTATGCCCATTTCTTCCAACATTTCTATTGCAGATGAACCAGCATTTTCTGCATTACCTAGTCCACGTATAAAGGCAATAAGCGCAGTGGCTGCATCTTTTTGGAAAGCTTCTTTAAACTGTTCTCCAGTCATGCCTGCTATTTTCCCAAAGTTATCTAATTCCTTAGAACTCTTTATTATTGAGTTCATCTCTCCAGTAGTCATGTTTAAGGAATCTGCAACTTCTTTGAATGCCTTCCCTTGGTTAGAAGCCATTAACTCCAGTTGTCTTATAGTCATTCCGGTGGATTTTTCAAGTTCTTTAGCCTTGTTGCTTCCTATCGTTGCAGCAGCCTGCATTTTAACCATTACTTTACTAATAGCTGAACCACCCATTTCAGCTTCTATACCAACACTAGAAAAAGCTCCAGATAGTCCTAAAAATTTGTCCTTCTGTAAGACCTATCTGTTTTCCTGCTCCAGCAAGTCTTAAGCCCATCTCAACAATTTCACTCTCTGTTGTAGCTAAGTTATTCCCTAAGTGAACTATTACAGAGCCCAGTTTATCAAAATCTTTTTGGCTCATTTGAGTTATATTCGCGAATCTAGCAAGTGCAGTTGCTGCTGTTTCCGAGCTCATATTTGTAGAATCACCAAGCATAACCATTGATTTAGAAAATTCTAGTATATTATCTGTTTTTATTCCTAACTGCCCCGCTGCCTCCGCAACTCCTGCAATTTCTGTCGCAGATTGAGGCATTACTTTACTTGTATCTCTTATGCCTTTTTCTAAGTTTGCAAATTGTTCTTTAGTCCCATCTACTGTCTTTTTCACTCCTGCGAAAGCACTTTCAAAATCTATTGCCGCTTTTGCACTTCCAATACCAACTGCTGCGATAGGAAGCGATAACTTACTTATACCTTTCCCTACATCAGTTATCTTTTTTCCAGCATCCTTAAATTTTTCAGAATTATCCTTTAATTTGTTACTAGCCTGTACCCATTTGTTACTTTGCTTATCTATTTCTTTGCTTGTACTAGATAAAGAATCCTTAAGATTTTTTAATTTAGTTTCAGCATTATTAGCTTTATTAGTCCAGTTATCTATTGACCTAACATTATTTCTAAGTTTTTCTTCGTTCTTAGTATACTCAGAACTTAATTGTTCATATTCACTTTTAAGCTTTTTAGTTTCCTGTGCGTTTTCTCCTAAAGTTTTTTTACTATTTTCGTATGCATCCTTAGATGCTTGCACCTTACTTTTTAGTTGTTCTTGTGCCTCTGCACTTTTACTTAAAGTATCTTTGCTTTCTTTTAGCTTATCTTTATATTGTTGTAATATTTTACTTTGTACATCTATGGATTTACTAAGCATTTCTTGCTTAGATTTGAGTCCATCCAACCCTTGTCCATGGTCCTTCAATCCAGCTGTAGCATTTTTAAATTCACTTTGAATCACTTTTATGGAACGATTTAAATTCTGTATTCCTTGTTGAAAATTGCTATTATCCATCGCTACACGAACAACTAAACTTCCTACATCTTCTGCCATTTACTTACCTCCTTTCTTGCAAAATAAAAAGAGCCTAGAAATTAATCTAAGCTCTATAACCAACTAATCTGGTCTATATAAACATCTTCTTCTTTTCTTTTGCCTGTTTTACTAATAGTTTTATTCCTATAAGCTAATACATCAAAGTAATAGAATATATCCATATTATCTATATCAGTCATAGTCCATTTTTGTTCTAATAAATTGCTATATAAATCTAAAATAAATTCTTGTGGAGTAAGAGAACTACCTTCTCCTTCTCCACTAGCTAGTTTTTTATTTTATCCTCAAAGTTACCTAACACCCTTTGCATATCTTCTATTGCTTTATTGGCAAATTCATTCGCTGGAAAGCCATCATATAGCTCGTCTATAGTAAACTGGTTCCCATATATCTCAACCAAATGTTCTGCTACTTCATCTATTGTTTCAATAGTAATTCCATTGTATATCTTTTCGCTTAAAGCCAAAGTTTCTTTTAACCTTCTTGTGCTTATGAAAGGTGCATTAAAAATTTTTTCTTTCCCATCTATCAATAATGTTATAGTTATTGTCATTCTAATTCCCTCCTAAATTTAAATAAGCAAGAGCATTAAGCTCCTGCTTCTACTGGTTTCTTTCCTGTTTTTAAGAAGTCAACACTAAAAAATTCTTCCTCTGTTGGTGCTCCAGTGATGTTTGTATCAGCTTTAAATTTATGCTTACCATCTTTCACTCTAGGCATAAATACAAACTTTGCCTTTTGTGTTTGGAATTCTACCTTATCGTCTTGCGTTTTAGCCTCATCGCTCATAGGTTGCATTTTCCCTTTTAGTAACCAAACCATTCTTTTTCCACCACTAGACTTAGGTGCCATGAAGCCAAAGGCAATATATGGGGGATTAAAATCTTTATCCTCTATTAAGACACCATTTTCATATTTATATCCTAATAACTCTGCTTGTTGTTCTAATGTCAAGTCTGCTACATCAATATCTACATCTATAGAGCCGATAGCACTTGCAGTTTCTAAAAGCTGGTCATCCCCGTAAAGTTTAGCATCATTTACTTTATTATCAACCTTTATACTTCTAGCACCTGTCAATCTTTTAATTTCTTTTTCATATTCAAATCCTTTTTCGTCATCCTCATTTAGAACACAATAACGAAACCCGTGTAATCCTTTAATAGCCATTATTTTTCTTCCTCCTTATTTTCTACATAATAAAAGAACCTTAATACTTTATGGAATATTCCTGTATCGGGTTCATATGGTCCATCATGGATTGTTCTTTTAATAAATCCATTTGCTTTTAATAATTTCACTGTATCTTCTTTTAATTTTTCTATATTCCCTTTGCTCCATATATCTACTTGCATATAAAATCCTGTATCAATCTCTATGTCATCCGCAAAGCACTCCCCTTGCTCGTTATAACAGAAGAAAGTTATATATGTTTCTTCTTTCCCCTTATAAGTTTGAAAATTCACTGGAATGTTTAGAGGCTTTAAAGCATCTATTATTAATTTATTTATGCTCATAGTCCTAATCCTCTTCGTAGTTCATCTTTTATTATTCCTTTAGCTTCTTCTTTTTTGCTCTCGTACGCAGGCCCCATAAATGGCCTTGCCTTCATTTTGCTTGTACCAAACTCCAAAAACTTTCCATAAAATATTTTAGAATTATCTCCCTTTTGTATTCCAGCTAAAACAAATTTATTTCCACCTTTTTTACGAACACCACTTACCTTTAATCCTTTTTTTAATTTTTCAGTTTTAACCGGCACATTATTTTTAGCCTCTTCCACAATTAATTCGCCAGCTTTTTTAAGAGCTTTATTTTCTATCCTAGTTCCAGCCTTGCCCATATCTTCTATTTTTCTAATTAAGTTATCCATGCCTTCAAGTTCCATATTAGCCACTTGCTTTCACTTCCTTTGCATGTATCTCATATTCTACATGCCTTTCATTTAAATCATTTATAGAAGTTATATCATAAAACTTATTTTTGTATTTTATTTGTAGAGAGGTATCAAGGCCTTTAAAATACCTACAATTAAATATCTTATCTTGCTCACTTTGCACTGCAGCAGCATTATAAAATTCTCTACCCCTTAACCCTCTAACGCTAGCCCAACATTCTCTAATTGTTTTCTCTCCTTTTATAGGATATCCTTCATCATCTGTACCATTTTCTATAATTATAAATTTAATTCTTTTATTAAGTTTGCCCGGATCCATCTGTTGCACCTCTTTTAATTTTTAAATATTCAGCTTCTAGTTGGAGTAAAATCGAATCCACACCAAAGCTTAATTTGTGAAAGTTAGGGCCTGTAGTTTCAATTGCTCTATTCTCATTCCAATGGCTTACTAAAATTTTAATACATAATTTATATAACTCTAATATTTCATTGTCTTTTATCATATCCTCTGTTAAGCCTGTAGCACCCTTAATATATGCCTTTGCTGCAAGTAAAAGGGAAGGAATTGTTATTTTCTCTCCCTCATCTTCTTCTAATTTTATATATTCTTTTAATTCATTTAAGTCCATAAAAATAACACCTCCTCTAAGGTGTCAATATTGCTGTTATTAAATCAGCTTTATTCATACTGGAATATCCAACTATATTCTTATCTTTAGCTATAGATTTTAATTGTTCTACTGTCATAGTCTCTAACTCTTCTTTACCATATATTATGGGTTCTGTATTTTCTTCCCCCATCGTTTCTTTTGGGGGCTCACTAGGGAGTTTTCACCTTAGCTATTCTAAACGCAGATTTTAGCTTGATTTGATGGTCAATCCATGCTGTTAGAACGAAATCTTCCATGCCTGTTCTGACATTCTTATCTCTATCATATAGCATATCTAAGTCGTAGTTAAAATGGGAATATCTAAAGTCCCCGATAACTGGATCAACTGCTTTGTCGCAGAACTTAACTGGTGCTCCTAATACCTGTTCTGGTTGTGCCCCATACAATGTCGCATTCCCATTAGCTAAAGTTTCTATAATATCATAATAGTCTTTTCTAGTCATGCTTATTGTAGCATTTTCTGCGTAATCGTCCTCTAGGTCTGCTAAGGCTCCTTTAATAGCTTTATATAAATTCTCACCTTCTATTATTTTTATATTATTTTGAGGGCTATAGAAAGACATATGTTCTTCTCCACTCTTAGGTGTTTTAGTAAATGCTACTTTTTTCTCTTTAGCAGCTATTCCACTTTCTAATGCGGCATCAACAGTTTGTACTAAATTAGTATTAGTACCTCTTAAAATTGTTTCAGATAAACTAGAGAATACTTTAAATTTATGTCTGCCAAATTGTACTGTGGGAGTTTTAACTTCCAGTTCTTTAGCTGTTTCGGTATCTTTAATAAATTCATCATCATCTAGAGTAAAATCAATTCTAGGTACCTCTAAATTTGTAATATTCGTAAATACCGAAACATCTCTTAGCGGGTTCTTAACAAAAGGTTCATGTAATAATTCATTTGTCATAGTTCGTGGTAATATTTTTTCTCCACCAGAACTATTACCATCTCCTAAAGCCGCTTTAATTTCTACACCCACAGGTTTATTAGCCATTGTTGCTCTAATTAATTCAGCCTTAGCATTAACTACTTTTTCTTTTTCTGTATCTCCTGTAATATTTTTATTTTTAATTTTTTCCTCTGCCTGTCTATCCATTTCTTCTATCTGCGCTTTAATGCCTGCAAATCTTTCCTCTAAATCCTTAACAGTATTTTTTTGCTCATTCCTTGCTTCTAAAGTAGTCTTTGCATCAGCATACATTGTTGTTAGCTTTTCAGTATTTGCTTTTAAGTCCTGGCCTATTCCTGCTAACATTTGTTCTAATTGATATCTATTCATTTATTCTTTCCTCCTCAAATTTTAAAGTATTATTTACTCTTTCTATAAGAGATTCTATCTCTTCATCTTTAATAAAATTGTCTTTATTTTCTGGTTCTTTTGGTTTTATTGACTTTGCAAATAGATTTTTGGGCATATTCTTATATTCATTAAAATATTGGGAAGTACAAGCTACCAATTCTTGTGTTTCCTCAACTTCAATATTGAAATATTCTGCTGCCTTTTCACCTGTCATCCATGTTTCATCAGCCATTAATTGTTTAATTGTTTCAATATTTACACCTTCATTTAAATTAGCTTCATATATTTTTAAAATGCTTTCTTCTGCTATATCTAAATCATTAGCTTGCTTTCTGAATTCATTTGCATTTCCTAAAGCAATAGTCCAGGGCTTATGAATCATAAATTGTGCTGGGGCAGGAATTACAACTTTATCTCCTACTAGTGCTATTACACTTGTTATACTTGCTGCTAATCCATCTACATGGACAGTTTTAAAACCATTATGTCTCTTTAATTGATGGTATATTGCCAATCCTGCGAATACTGAACCTCCACCAGAATTTATATAAATATCTAATTCTTTATTATTATCAATTTCTTTTAAAAAATTAGATACATCCTGTGGACATTTATCTTCTTCTTCCCAACATCCCCAAGTGCTAGAACAAATATCCCCATAAAAATAAAGTTCTGCTTTTTCTTCTGTTTGATTTTTAATTTCCATAGTTCCTACTACTTCTTCTTTTCCAGTTTGTTTGTTTTTATTTTTAAATTGTAAGACTTTATTCATATTCTCACCCCCTTTCACTACAATAAAAAAGAACCTTATCTTTTCGGTTCTATGTTGTTATTTTTTTGTTGTAACAATAAATCAATTTTATCTATTGGAATCAAATCCCTTGATACAAATAATTGATCTCCACCTTTTATCGGTGGCATTTCTTCCAAAGCTCTTATTTCATTAGGTGTAAACCAAGCACTCCTAATACCTTTAAAATAAAAAATCTCCTCTAGTTTTCATATCTGCTCTTGCTAAACCATTGAGATTAAACTTCCAGGAGTATCCTTCATTTCTTTGAGTCTCTGTAAGTAATTTCTTATTTAGTTCTTCTTCATCCTGTCTTATATCAGGTAAAATGGTATCTTTTATATATTCTAGATCTGCCTGTTCAGCGCTAGAATAACTCTGCTTTTCAGCTAGTAACTTGTGCAAGGGTATATTATAAACCCTCGCTACTCTTGCTATAGTTATATTTTCAACATCAAAAACCTTAGGATCTATGAAGCTTGAATTTTTAAGTTCTTGAAATTCTTTTCCCTGATCCACAAAAAGAATTCCATTCTTCTGAAACTTTCCTAACATTTCTGTATACTCGTCCATAGATTCTTTACTTAATTTAGCGCCTAATTTTATAACCAAATTTGCTTTTAGTCCGTTTTCCATCTGATTTAAGCTAAATTCTTTAATTTCCCTATCATAATCAATGGTATTTCGTAAAACATCCAAGGGGCTAATACCTTTGTACCCATTCATAGAAATATGGCTAAAATGTATTATATGAGAATTATGTACATATCTTAAACCATCTTCATCTCTGATTTCGTAATACAAATCCTTTGTATCTTTTTCTATTACTGGTGTTACAAAATCAGGGTTTAAAACATGCATTTTTATAGGCTGATTCATGCAATCATACTCTTTTATAGCATATGCATTTCCTTTAGTATTTTTTAATGTCTCCATGCACCTTACCCATTGGAACATAGTCATGTACGAATTGGGATTATACTCTATCATTCTTGCTAATTCATTTTCAGAAGGTTTTACAACTTCATAATTTTTATATAGTTTAAGTGGTAAACTCCCCTTTGTATTACTTAATAACGATATGGCAGAGAATATAGTTTCATTGGTAGCTAAATCGGTATTAAAAAAACTAAATCCACTACTATAATCCCTAATTATCCTTGTTTTAAATGGTGCTTTAATTAAACTCTTTATCTTATTCCATATTCCCAATCTTCCACCTCCTCTCTATATATCCGGGCTGTAAAATATATCTCCTGCTCCATCATCTAGTACTACCATACCTCTTACATGTGCATTTATTACTGCAGCTGCAGGATCTATTTTTTCGCTACTTTTTGCTTTATCTAGCATTATAAATTCTTGCGCATTTTGTTTAGTTACCGCATTGCCTATTGCCCAGGTTAAAAGTCCATCTCCACTATGTTCTAACTTTTTATCATATACCTGGTCTCTAAAATCTTTAGTAGGTTCATTAAGTGTATATGGTCCTTGTCTAACTTCAACCATAACATAACCTTCCTGCTCCATTTCCTGTACAAACTGTGTAGCATTGTATGGGTCATATCCTATCTCTTTTATTTTTAAATTGTATTTCTTTTCCTGTTCCTGTATCCACTGTTTAACAAAAGCATAATCTATTACTGCTCCTGGAGTTTTAGTTAATGCTCCTTGCTCCTTCCATAAATCAAAACGATATTTTCCTTCTCTTACTCTCTTTTGATATGTTTCATCTGGCATAAATGAATGTTGGAACGGATAATATTTATCATTTCTTTTGAACTCAAAGGCTATAGAAGTTAAATCAAGTTTAGTTGATAAGTCTAATCCACCAACACATTCTTCTCCTTCAAAATCAGCAAAAGTTAACTTATTATTTTCACATTCAGCCCACTTTTGCATGTTCATGTAGCCGGATTCCTTCATGTCTACCCACTTATTCATGTTCTTAGTTAAGAAGTTTCTCATCTTCTCCGGTGCGTCAAGTGCTGCTTTAAGTTCACCTCTTAAATAATTCAATCCATTTTCATAGGTAGCTACTATAGGGTTAGCTTTTATCCAATTACTTTCATCCTTGATATCATCTTCAATATCAAGTTCACAGATCATTACAAAATATTCTTCATTTTCTGTAGGGTTATTAGGATCAAGTATTTTACTAACATATTGATATTCTTTAAAACATGGTCTGCTTAAATCAAAACCTGCTGTTGTTATAATAACCATTAAAGGTTGTTCTCTAGCAACCATACCGGAAAGAATAACATCATATATTTCAGAAGTCTTATGCGCATGATATTCATCAACAATACCTAAGCTTGGGTTTGTACCATCACCAGTATTCTTAGCTTCACGAGATAATGGCTTTATAAATGAACCGCTCTTTAAATGAGTTATTCTTCCATAACTATCAGTGTATTTACCTTTTAATAATTCAGCACTTTCTATTTGATACTTTATTTCTCTGTAAACTATACTTGATTGTTCTTTATCCCATCCAGCAAGATAGACCTCTGCCTGTTCCTTGCTTAAGAAGCATTCATAGCTGGCTATTACTGCTAATAACTGTGACTTAGCATTTTTTCTAGCTATCTGAATATAAGCCTTTCTAAAACGCCTTAATCCAGTATCTTTATGTTTCCAGCAAAATAAATTTCCAACAATAAAAAGCTGGAATGGCACAAGGTCAATTTTCTTTCCTTTTAGCACACCAGCTCTATGTTTGAATAATCCAGCCCATTTATAAAATTTGTATAGTTCTTCGTAGTCAAAAAAATAAGGATAGTCTTCATTTTGAGACTTATCCAAATCATTAAGGAACCTTTTACAAGCTTGTATATGCTTTTTACAAGCTTTAATTTTCCCGTCTACAATATCACATGCATACCTATAAATTATAGTATAATATCTAGCTATATCACTCATAGGGAACTACCGAAAAGTTTCTCCTCTTCCGTCTTTTTATTCGGTTCCTCTTTTTTAGGTATTACAAGTTTGCATCTGCTACTTATAGTTAACCCTAAATCACTGGCAGATGATCTACATTGTTTAAATAATTTATCCTGTGTTGTTACTATATCTTTATCTACTATCATCAATTCTGGTTTTTCAAGTATCTGCTTAGTAAGTTCTAAATACATTTTCTTCGCTATAATAAAACGAGCCAAGGCATCTATATCAAGATTAGTAATAATACCAATCTCTTTTAGTTCCTTGGCTATCTTATTAAATTCTTTTTTTAAATCAGCTGGCAAGTAAGAAGGTGCTTTGACCTTATCACTTGGAGCTTTAATTTCTTTGCTTTTCCTGTCTTCTATTTCAGCTTTAGTTAAATGTTTTTTACCTTTTACTAAAAGTAAATCTGTAGGTTGTCTTGGTCTTGCTATCCTTCTCACCCCCTATTTATTTAAAATAAAAAAGTTAATTACCTGCTCTACATGCTAATATAATATGGGTAAGGATTTGCACCTTACATGACAGCTGCTTCAACTCATGTCTGTGCTTAACTGTCAAGCCGACCGCGTTAAGAAATACCTATGTCTACCTATTCCACCACCATATATATAACATAATCTCGCTTTGAAAATTTCATTTAGGGAATTTTTCACGAGGGAATCTACTCCCTCGGTCTTTTAGAAGAACGCTAAATTCTCTAAGGGAGGGGGGATATACCAAATTGTTTTATAAATCTTTCTAGCAGCTCTACAAGAAGCCTTTGGGTTTCCTTCTTATCCTTACTATAGAGACTGTGTATATTATTATGTGTAACATCTGATAAAGGAAATAGGTTGTCTACATCTAACCTTTTATCCCAATTATCTTTTATCTCTTCTATATGATGCACTGTATTAGCAATTACTATTTTATTCTCTATATAATAACTATATATATCAATTCCATTATAAGTTTTTAAAATATCTTCTCTCAATCTTTCCCATTCTTTACTATGATAAAACTTAGTATACTTCTTATCCTTGTTATATCTTATACGTTTATCATAGTGTTTATTTCTTTGTGCTTTTCTTTCCTCATATATGTGTATATGTTCCAAACAGTATCCTGTTATATCTCTTGTTAGGTTCTTACACCCACGTTGCTTGCATGGTCTTAGACTACGCTGTGCCATTACTCTAAAGGCTCCATACTCATTGCTGCTTCCACGCACCTCTTCATTATATCTTTTATGTCTATATTATTATTTATTGTTATATTCTTAACCTCATTAAAGTCCTTGCTAAGCTTTAATGTATCTTCTAAAGACTTTATTCTCTCTAATTGCTCTTCTAATCTATTTAACTTATTATCAAGTTCTGTAGTATCTAAATTCAATTTAATAGTTATTATATTTCCCATTTTCTTAGGTTGTTTCCCTGGCGGTTCTGGTCTTGGCCTTGTAGTAGCTTTAACTCTTTTAAACATTATCTCATCTCCTTTACTATGTATTCTTTCTTTTTATTTATCCAGCATTTCCTTAACTTTATTTAAAGATTCCTCAAATTCCAATGCAAATTTATAAGAAACTATCGCTGCTAAGCTTGAAGCTATCTTTAATTGCTTTTCTGTTTTATTTGATTTACCCTTGCTATCTAATATATGTTCGTTGAAATACTCTACACTATAAAACATAGGTTTATCTCCTAAACCTACTGCTATAATAAAGTCATATCCTTTCCTTAACCTGTCCCAGTTCTTATCTATTTCTTTAATCATTCCCTCACATATGCTTGAAGCACTAACACTATTTAATCTTATCTTTTTATACTCTTCCTTAGTTATTATTCTATAATCTAACATTACAACAACCTCCTTATACTATTAAATAAAAAACATTCTACTGAGCACCTAACATTTTACCTTTTAATATATCCATTTTAACTTTAACTTTTCCCTGCAATTGTTCTATATCTTCCCTTGAAACTTTACTCCATTTACTTCTTAACTTAGCTTGTAATAGTCTTATCTCCTTATCTGTGTAAAAACAGATATACTTTTTACCACACTTAGGACATTTAAAATAAGTTTCTATTACTCCATCTTTAAGTTTTCTTTCTTTAAATTCTTTTATTTCAAACTTCTTCTTACATCCTTTATCACAATATGTTTCCATAACTAATCTCCTTTCTAAGTCAAACATATCTAATATTCTGTTAAACTGTTCTTAATCATATTAAACATTTATTTCCCAATGCTTTAATACAATTTAGTAAAAATCAATTTAACATAGGCTCATTATGTTAAGCCTTACTGTTTTAAAAAAGATTTAAATAGTAAAATTTCTTCGTGCTTTATTCATTTGATCCTGTATTATTCCAATATACTTCAAGGTTATGGAAGGATCGCTATGGTTGAACATCTTCATTAGTGTTGCAACGTCTTTACTTTGTTTATAATAATGATATCCAAACGTCTTTCTTAATGTATGTGTACCTAAATTATCGACCCCAAAATCTTCACCGACCTTCTTAATAATTTCATAGGCTCGTACTCTTGATAAAGCTTTATTAATACCTTCTCTACTTTTAACTAGGTATTCATCTAATTCTTTATCGGTACAATACCACTTATATTCTTTTTCTAAGAACTTATTTATTTCTATAATATTTTGCTTAGATGTTTTCTTTTCTCTAATATATATAAATCTTTTGTTTTTTACATCCTTAATTTTTAATCTGAGTATATCTGATATTCTTAATCCAGTATAAACTCCTGTAATAAAAAGAATGTAATCTCTATCATTTGTTCTTTTAAGATATTCCTGGATATCTCTTACCTTTTGGGTATCTCTTATAGGCTCGACAAAATTCATTTCATCTTGTCACCTGCCTTATCGCTCCACGTACTCTTTTATAAACTTTTTCTTTCATACATTCCTTTAAGTTATCTGTTGAATTTTGTTTTTTTACCTTTCTACTTGTACAGTAAGGACATACTAAATATCCTTTTGTTCTTTCTAATTCTTCTGATAGCAATATAAATTCATTTCTACAACTATAACATAAAAAGCCTGTATACATACTTAGCATATCCTCACATCCTTTCATAAATAAAAGCACCTAAGGCTTATACTCCTTAAGTGCTTTTAGTACATACACAATATATTATATATTTTTTTATTTTCGCAGTTGCCTTATTGTACGATAAAACCCCTACGTGGGCTTTTAACCCTTATATCATATGATATATTACCTTTCCCATTGTTGCATTAATTTTTTCTTTAATTTTTCTTGATTTTTTCTAACTTTTTATTTGTTAAATATAATTTAGAGCTGCCATAAATTTTTTTAAAGTCCTATTCCTATAGTAATAAAACTTATTCTTATCTAAATTTAAGCTCTCTTGTATTTCTTCTCTTGTCATAATATCTCTAAAATACCACTCTTCAATTATCTTTTTACTTGTAGGATCTAACTGTCCTAATACTTTAGTTATTACATCAACTTTCCAACTCTTTTCCATATCTCTTAACATATCTTCTTCTACAGTACTTGTATGATTATATTTGTTCTGATTTATTTCTCCCCATCTATTCGGTGAACCTAATCCTGGTGTTTCTATGGCTAACAACCAATATGGATAATTTCTTAAATCATTCTCTACATTCTTTTTATATTTCTCATAATTTTTTTTATTCATCATAGTTTTTAGCCCCTTTCTTTATGCCGCATACATCTTTTTCTCCACAGTTATCACAATTATAATGACACATATTACACTTATTCTTATTAACCTTTATAACTGCCATTAATACCGTTAAACTAACTATTGCCACACTACCGAATATAATTTCTACCAACCTCATACCCTCCTAACCATATATAAATAACCATTCATGTTTTCTATACTATAATCTTTTTCATAATACTTAGTAAGTCTAATTCTATGCTTAAAATCTTTATACGGTAATATAAGTGCTCTTACTTTTCCTCTCATTTTAACCATAGTAATTCTCCCTTTTAAAATATTTTTTTATTTGCACCTGTACTGCTTTCCTTTAAATATTTGTTTACAGATTTATTAGAAGTTTTAAATTGTTTTTCATTATCTTTATTTTTAATTAAATCAAACATACTAATTTGTTCTCCGAATTTAATATATCCTGATATAATCTCCATAATTAACCTCCGTTATATATCATTGTAATAATACACTAATACAGTTAAGGTGCAAGAATGTGCAATTCAATTCTTACACCTATTTAATTTTTATTTTCCACTTATCTTTTGCATACAATTATAAACATTTTTAATTACTATATTTACAGATCCATCCCCTACTCTTTTAACTTGAAACCTTGATTCATCATGATAGGATTCTTCATCTATATACAAATCTATATCTCTATCTATCTTTATTCTTATTCTTTTAAATTTTTTATCTACCCATTCCTTATCTACATCTATTTTTTCTTTTATACCCTGTTCTGCAATAAATCCTTCGTAATTTAATTTAGCATCTAAATTTTCCCCGAATATATCATTAGAAACTTCTTCTATGTCTATAGTATCTTTTTCTTTTAATAGTTTTCCTACTGTTCTTATTATTTTTTCTGATGTTGCTGCATCTTCATTCAAATTGGTTTTGGCCCACTTTTCCGTAGCTTGTACAAAATTCTTTGTAGCATCTCTTTCATTTTCTATTATGTTGCACCCTAAATATTTATTTATAAAATAATTTAATCCATATTCCTCACTAGTTTTATTTTTTTTCTGTTTATCTATAACCATTAAATTAAATTCTTGATTTTCTCTTATAGGTTTTATAAATGCACACTTTTGTATCTTTTGAGCACTGGCAGGTAATCCTGTAAACTCTGGAACTATATCTATGCCCACTTTATCCTCTACCATATCTACTACATGAATATAATTTTTAACATAATCCATTTTTAATATAGCTAGCATTGGGCCATATTCTGTTGATATAGAAACTATCATTAAATCACAGGATGATATATTATCATTACCTTTCATCAATATAAAAAGTTGTCTGGCCAGTTCCTTAGAAACATCTAGTAAATCATTTTGACCATTTAAATATTCCTGTGAAATTTCTTTTACTACATTTTTCTCTTCATTAAATTTTGCATATTTTAATTCTTCATCCTTTAGACATTTATCTATATGTTTTAATATATATTTATAACATTCATCATCCAATCTTAATTTATATTCATTTAATACTGGCTCCTCACTATTGTTGTCCAATATATGAACTACTGCCTCATTTATATTAACTTCTTTTATATATTCCATATTTAAGCTCCCTTCATATAATTTATTTGAATTGTAAATTAGTTATAAAACTTTTCAATTATATTTAACTGTGCTCTCACTTCCTTTATTAATTCTTTTACAATATCTTTTTTATTTAATTCAGCATAAGTCTGGATATTCTCTGCTAATAACTTTAAAGATTCAAAATCCTCTTTATACAACATTTATCTTCCTCTCATTAAATTGTGGTATTAAGCTTATTTAAATTTAATGAACCCTTCTCCATTTACAAATCGTAGTTCATTAGTTTGTAAAGTTGCATTAGATACAAAATAACCTTGATTTACTAAACTTAATACTATTGAACGAATTCTTTCTTCGTCACAATCATCTGGAACAACCATATTTATATTTAGTATTTTAGGCATATAAAATCTCCCTTCTATTTTTGAAACACGAACTAATCTTCTTCTAATTCCCCTGTTAATAGAACCCTCTTACCTTTGTAATCTTCTTTTATGCTTACTCTATAAAGATTTCCATAGAATCTACCAATGTTTGTACCTTCGCTTCCTGTTGAAACCTCTATAGATAAAGTTTTATCTTCTATTTTTTCTAATTTTTTTATCAATTCTTCTATTGTCATATGCTAAATCTCCTTTACAAAGTTTTTGGATTATACATTATTCTATTATTGCTTTTGCATATAAATTTTTAATGCTATATAATAATTCTTGTTTAATTTCATTTTTAGTTTTATCGTTACTTGTACCATAGTAAAGTATTTCATTATTGTATTTAAATATAATATCTACACTATCAATTACATCCGTCTCTAAAGCTTTAATAATCCAATTCATATTATCAATCATATTTGATGGTTCTTCATATTCTTTTTTTAAGTTTCTATTTTGGACTGCTTTTGTATTTTTAAAATCTATAATTTTATTTTTCAAAACATCACCTCATATAACTGCTACTTTTGAAAATTAAATTAAACCTGCACCATACAATATAAGAACGATTACCACTATTGTTAGGCTTATTCCTGCAAACTCTACACTATCAATGCCCATTTTATCTAATAATAATTTTGGTTTATACTTATTACAAGTATCATCAAATTCACAACGCTTAGAAATCTCCTTTTCACAAAAACCATTATCTATAGTTGGAATCCAAAATCGACAGTTTGAACATTGCCTTTTCATTTAATTTCTCCTTCATATAATCTTTGTAATACAACTTATTTATCTATTTTTAAAAGTCCACTCTCAATACCTTTTCTTAACAAACTCAAGTCTATGGTTCTTCTTGCTGATTCATCTACTAATTTATCAGTAATTTTAAATAATCCTATTATTTTTTCTTGGCAAATAACCTCTGCTACATCATTTTTAATACTTGAAATTTCTCCATATGTTCCATTTTTAAGGTTTGTTATTTTTGTACCTACTTCAAATTCCACACCATTCACCTTTGGCATCCAATTAGTATAAACATAAACAGTACTTTCACCATCTTCAGATAATACATACTTACCACATGTAGTACATGGGTAATCTCTTTTGTATGGTGCATATTTGCACCCATAGCATGAGTATTTCATTGACCTACCTCCTAATTTCGTTGAATTGCGTACTAACTCATACGCTTTGCTATCTCGTAAATCACATTTACTGTAACACCATTTCCAGCCTGTTTATATAACTGGCTATTACTACAAACTTTCGCTGCTTTTTCAAAATCTTCATCTGGCCAACCTTGTAATCTCCAACATTCTTTGGGAGTAAGTTTTCTTATTCGTCCTTGAATTTCTACTCCATATCTATTTGGTGCTGACACTGCCCTAACAAATATCTTATTACCTTCCCCTTTGTTAGTTGTAAGTGTTGCTGCCAATCCTTCACTATCATAAACTTGTCCATTCATACCTTTGCCACTTGGGTTTACATTTTCAACAACTTTTACGCATGGTTGCCTTCCACCACCTTGACATGTATCTAGAGATTCCACGCTACTGTTGACATCATAAGTTTGATTATATCTTCTGAAATTATTAGCATGTGCAATTCTTTTTATAGAAACACCAACCGATTGACTTGTTCCTGTGATAGGAAATATTTTTCTGGTACTTCTTTCTCTAAGATGTCCAATAATGAACACTCTTTCCCTGTTCTGTGGAACTCCGAAATCTCTTGAGTTAATAACCTGCCATTCTGCATCATACCCGATTTTGTCCATTTCAATGAGAAGTCTGGTGAAGTCAAACCCTCTGTTAATACTAAGTAAGTTTTTAACGTTCTCAATAAATAAGTACTTGGGTTTATCTTCTTTTTTTGTATCTTCATTAAGTCCTGTAACTGTGAAAAACAAACTTGAACGCTTTCCTTGGATCCCTCCCTGTTCTCCGGCAACGCTGATATCTTGGCAAGGGAACCCGAAGCACCAACAATCTGCTCTTGGAAGCTCAGTTGCTTTGACATTTCTGATATCTGTTCCAAACCATTCATCCTCCTTTGGCGAATGTATTTCTTTATAACTCATATTTGCGAATTTATCCCATTCGCAATGGCCTACACATTTATGATCTGCCATCTCCATTCCTTTTCTAAATCCTCCAACTCCTGCGAAGAAATCTATAAATGTTAAACTCATTTCATCACCTCTTTGTGTCACATAAATTTCATTTTTTCATAAATACTAACCAATGTGTTTTTGCTCTTTTATTCCCAAACAAAGGTTTATAATCTATAACTTTTAATATATCTTTTATTTTTATTTGCTCTTCATTCCATTTAAAAATTAGTACTCCATATTTATCTAATACCCTCATACACTCATTAAATCCTTGTTTTATATCTATTGGCCAATCATTATTTAACTTTCCGTATTTCTTGGCCAACCATGAATTTTCTCCCGCCTTTATTAAATGTGGTGGATCAAAAACTACTAATTTAAAAGTATTATCTTCAAAAGGTATATTTCTAAAGTCTCCTATAATATCTGGATTAACTATTAATTTACGGCCATCACATAATTCATCTTCTAACTCTCTATTATCCATGTAAATAGTATTTTCATTTTCTTTATCAAACCAAAACATTTTGCTTCCACAACAAGCATCTAATATAAGTTTTTCCAATTATATCACCCCATTTACTTGCACAATAATTTCATATTCCGACTATTAAATATATACATCAAAGTGGTTGTCTATATCATCTTCACATTCAACATCAATTATTATTGGTGTTTCATTATATAAAATATTTGCTATTAATAACTCCACCTTTGACATATTTCCAAGCTTTAATGTTTTCTTTAAATCTTTTCCTTCCATACAAACAGTACCTAACCAACCTTTTTTATAGTCTTCTTCATCTTCATTTTTAGATTTTCTGTGAATAGTAAACTCAATATAATTTTCTTCATTTCTATATGAGTATCCACTAGGTTTTTCTTTTGCCATTTTAAATGTTAACCACTTATATTCTTCATCTTCATTAACATCTATCCAAAAATCCTCTAATTGATATTTTTCTGCTTCATCTGTACTTTCACACATATACTCTCTGTATTCTTCAAATATTTCTGATAGTTTAATATTTTCTCTCTTTACTACTAAAAGTTCATTAAATGTTTTTTGGATTTTATTTGCAATGTCATCTCTGCACACATCTTCTGTAATTTGCTTAATCTTCTCAGCAATAAATCCGTTATATCCTGTAAATCCAATATCTTTAACAACCTCAGAAACTTGTTTCTCTACCTTATCCTCTATTTGTCTTTTTAAGCTGTAGCTGTCTAATGCTCCTTCAATTCCTTTAGTTATAGCTTTTTCTATATTCTCTTCTAATAATTTTTCAATTTGCTTATTTTCTTCCATTTCCTTTAGCTTGTTATTAACAATAGCATTTATATCTATATTCATAATTTTTACCTCACTTTTATTTATTTTTAACCAATCCTAGTGGTACTCATTGTACACTTGAAAAAATATTCTTTTTTTAAAAATCCAACCTCTATTAACTAATTTCTTATTATGTTTTTTAACCTCTTCTTCTAAATCTATATCCTTGTTTTTTACTTGTGTATCTAACATTCCAATGCACACCTGCATTATGTCTAATATCTCCTCTGTAGTGTTTTCTTTATCCTTGTTTAAAATTGCTTGTCTTACTTCCTTAAACTCTTCCTGCAATTTTAATAGTTCTTCTGGTAATGTTTCTTCTTTATCTAAAATCATTAAATGCATCCTAGTTCTCCTTGTTTTTCTTCTATAGTGTATTTAAACCCATTCATCCTAATTGGTAGTGTTATATAAGTTATGTCCTCTGATCTAAATATTAAAGGTGTTATAGGACTTTCAGCATAGATTTCATAATGTTCAATATTTATATTCTTTAATAACTCTTTATTTATAAATATCAAGTCATCATTCGCCTTAAATATTTGCATTTTATCGCTCTTTTCATATACAAAAGGTAACATTGTGGCTTTTATTTTATTAGACATATCAAAGTCTTTTAATATGTCTAAACTGTCCCATTTATCTATCTCACCATCTCTAATGCCAAATCCAGTTTTTAAATTTTGAAAGGTTTGCTTTCTTATTATTTTTTTATAACTACTAAATTTATTAGGTATCTTAAATCCTGTGTACCCATCTACTACTACGAAAAACTTTCTACATGGAATAAATACAAAAGTGTTCTTTAAAGCATTTTTAACCCATCTTTCAAATAGTTTTATATCTGTCATGATTATTTATCCCCCTCAATCATTTTTTGGCCTACATTACCTAACATTTTTTTAATTGATGTAGGTATTTGTTTTTCTTCTTTTTTTCTTATTACTGTTTGTTTATAACTTCTCATAAAGTTTGACCCTATAACAGTTTCTATCCCATTAATGCTCTCTTGGCTCCAATTATGGAGTATATTATGACTTCCTATAGCTTCTTGTATCCTAGAAGGCAACTTATTAAACTCTTCCTCTGCATTATAAGCAGAGTTTTTTATAGCTTTCCTAACTAGCCCCCATGCTTCAATTTCTGTCATTTCTGATTTTCCACCACTAGTTATATAATTTATAGCTTCTATCACTTCCGCCACACTTGGTGGAAACTTATTAGTTGCTATAATCTTTTTAATAGCTATTTGTACTACGTTATATGGATAGTCCTCTAACATAGTGCTCCATAAATTGACCATAGTCTTAGCATCCGTAGGCTTTAAATCTCTAGCCCATTGCGGGTATGCTGCTTTTATAATACTTAATATTTTTATAGTTTCTTCTGGTATCATTTACATACCCCCATTCAACATATTTAAAAATGGGTTGTTTGAATCTGTATTACTTGAATTTTGTTTTATAGAATTACTTTCTTTTAATGGGAATACACCTTTCCAACTATTCATTATTGATTGTTCTAATATCTTAATTTTTATATCATCGCTATTAGATAATTTATTTAAGTTTTTAAGCATTAAGTCTAATGCATTATTTGTCATTTTAGATTTTATTAAAGTTCTCATTTTTATAAATTCTAATATAGTATTTTTTAATTCTTCATTTTCTGTATATTCATCAATTATTGTATTGTAAGTTTTCTTAGTACCTTCTTTCTTACTTCCTTTCTTTTCTTTCTTTTTCTCTAACTCTGTATCTTTCTCTATATCTAACTCTATATCTATCTCTTTCTCTAACTCTATCTCTGGTGGATGTTCGTCGGACATTTGTCCTTTTGGCAATAAGTTTTGCTTTTCAGCTTCTATTTTCTTTCTATATGCTCTTTTTCTATCCCCCTCCGAACTACTCTTACCTATAAAGTTTTGTATATCTAGCATATAAATAGCTCCATTGTCCAATATTTCTATTAATCCTAACTCTATAAATACTTTTATAGCCTTTTCTACTACTGCAATGTTGTGCCCTGTTACTGTAGCAACCATCTTAGGGTTGTATGGAATATGTTCCTTAAACATTAACCTTCCTTCATTTTTAAGTGATTTTAAATATAGTTTCATTAATATATCTGAGTATAAATACCCATTATCCATGCTTTGTAGAATCTTTATATCTTCTGTATCATAAAAATTTTCTTTAATTCTTAGATAATAATATTTTTTATTGTCACTCAAGGTTTGACCCTCCTTTTGTAGAAATTCTATTATGTCTTTTAAGCTTTACAAATACTTCAATTTCTTATAAACTGTATTTAACGAATTTTTATTTAAGTTTTTTGGTGGCTTAGGCCATCTCTTTTTTTATTTCAAAATATCCTATAGTATGAAAATTTGCATTTACATGACCTTTGGTTTTTTCTTCATTACTAAACGAAAACCATATACTACTTGGTGAACTGCAAACATATGGAGCAACACATCTAACCATTTCTTTATAAGATATTTCCTTTATGTTCTTTTCAAAAGTTTCATTAGCATATCCAATATCCTTAAATTTAATTATCATTTTTACACCTTCTTTCTATGCACATTTTTTAAATATATCTGCACTTCTTATTGCAATGTCTAAAACATAATCTAAGCTTGTACACTTTCTAAAGCTAACTCTGTTAAACTTAATATCATCTGTTGTAATTTCAGCAACTATTGCAAATTCTTCTTTTGTTAAATTGATTCCCCTTTCTTCTAGTAATTTTTTTAACATTTCTATTCCTCCTTTTACTGTTTGTCCCCCTTGTGGTAAAATTTTGTTGAAGGGGGTGTTATTATGCAAAGAACTCCAGTTGATTCAAGTAATTTATCTTCCGTTGGATATGGAAATTCCACATTAGAAATTGAATTTCACTCTGGCAAAGTGTATAGGTACCTACATGTACCTGAAATTGTTTATTCTGCTTTAATGTCTGCACCATCAAAGGGTAGCTATTTTTATACTTATATTAAAGACAAATATCCATTCCAACCATTAAATTAATCTATAATTTTTTTAGTTGCTCTTGAGCTAGTACCTCAGGAGCTTATTTAACTATCTCAACGTTCTCAAATATCCAATTTAAAGCAATTCTTTTTAAATCATTATGATTTAAAATACTTTTGTTCTTTTCTAAATTTATTTCTTCTAAAAATTTGTAGTCCTCTTCATCAAGGAATTGAACTGTTATACAAAATATTTCTTGGTCATACAAGAACCTAAAAATATCTATATCTATATAAAGCAATGTTCCTGTAGAAACATTTAAATTTAAATCTGTTGTTTTTATTTTTTATTCATTTGTAATCCCCCTAAAAACTTATTTGATTATTAGCATTTATTATCTGGTCCTCAAGATATATAGGAACTGCATAATTTCCTAATATCTCTTTTGCGGTTTCTAATTGCATCCTTTTTATTGCTTCATACCTGTTAACTCCGAATTGCCTTTTTAACTGACCTTGTATGTCTGCATACACTTTACCTCTTAAAGAATTATCCTTATATGCAGGTGTTCTATAACCTCCTAGAACTCTTATACCTGTTTTTCTAACTAGTCCTTGTAGTTCTTTGCACTCTATGTTAAACAAAGGCATATTCTCTTCTAAGTTGTTTACTTTTTCTTCTATTTGTTGTGTTTTCTTATCTAGTACAAAAACCGCTTTAAGTTCTGGAGATAGTCTATTGTATAAATCTATTTCTTTAACTCTAAAGTAAGTTTCCTCTAAATTGTCAAACTGCTCCCACGCTTTATCGGTATCGAGGATTTTGCAATGGCGATTTGCTCCTCGTTCTGTCCACAACATTAAAGAGTTTAATTTTAACGAAGTATCTTTAAGATACTCTCTTTTAAATTGTTTAAGTTCTTCACCTTGTAATTTAAAATAATGTTTACCCTCTTGAAATTTATCTTGGTTTCTAGAGAATCCCTGTCTTATTCTAACTTCATCAACCTCATAAACTTCTCCAAGTTGCTCTGTTGTTAAAACTCTTTGACCTTTAATTTCTACTGGCTTTATTTCTGTTATTACAGGTTGTCCATTTTTTATGTTCAAAATCGCCTTCTCCATTCTTTTACCTCCTGTATAATTTAAGTTAATCACTTTACATCTGTGAGTAGATATCTTTATAATCTAGATATTAATTTTTCTAACTGCTTTGGGGTTAAAATTTGATTTAGAACAGTTAGTACTGCTTCAGCTTGACTTTCTTCTAACTTTCTTTTTCCTTCCTCTGTGGTAGGATAGTTTACAACAACTTTAAATCCCATTTTTACACACCTTTTTTAATACTTACTTCATTATATGAAATAAGGTTTGTACTAGTTTTAATATTGTACAATTTATTAAATGCACACCTTAATATCTCTTTCTTCTCTTTATCTTGGAATTTTTTTAAAAGATTATGGATTTGCTCTTCCAAATTTTTGCACCGCCCTTTCTAAATTTATCTTATAAGCAATCATCACATCTTCGTGAGTGCAATTATAAGCTTGTACCATCTTTAGCATTACAATTTGACTTGGATTCCTTATAGCTATTTCATACTTATTTAATGTGCCAGGCTTAATTCCTAATCTTTTAGCACTTTCTTTAACTGTTAAACCTGCTCTTTCCCTTAGCTGTCTGAATGTCATCCCCTCACCTCCTGTGATTATAATATCACGTATCGTGAGTGAATTAAAACTTTAAATTCATTTATATTTTGATTAAATTACTAATTTATAGCAATTTAGCGAAAGTATGTTCTGAAATCACACCATTAATATCATTTTCTTTTATTTTCTCACAATACTATTGATTTACTCACATATTGTGATATAATATTCAAGAAAGGAGCGTTAAAATGAGCAATTTAGGTGAAAGATTAAAAGAATTAAGAAACGAGGCTAAATTATCTCAAAAAGATTTAGCTAAAAAATTAGGATTATCATCTTCAACTGTAGGGATGATTGAGAGTGGGAAACGTGAAGGAAACAAAGAAACTATACAGAAAATCGCGAATTTTTTTGGGGTTAGTATAGATTACTTATATGGAAATGATGTTGAAGAAATTACTAAAACAGAAAGCTTAATTGATAACTTTTTAGATAGATTAATTCAAGAAGGTATAATACAAGATCCTAACAATATAGATAGTACAACAGAAGATATGATATTAAATGCTATAAAGGCAGAAATAGCTTTAAAATTAAAAAAGAAAAACAGCTAATGCTGTTTAACTTTAATTTTTTTTATTATTTTTTTATAGTCAGTTTCATTAAGTGAATATATATTTTTCATATGGGCTATATGATTTTTTAGTTTTATTACATCAGTTCCCTCCACAATATTCCCTCTTTCTTCTTTATTGATATAATAATAACATTTTTGACATTCCGCGTCAAGAACACATGTTCGATAAAAGGAGGAATATTATGATTGCGGCGATATACAGTAGAAAATCAAAATTCACAGGCAAGGGTGAATCTGTAGAAAATCAAATTGAAATGTGCAAAGAATATTTAAAAAGAAATTTTAATAATATAGATGATATAGAAATATATGAAGATGAAGGCTTTAGTGGAAAAGATACTAACAGACCTAAATTTAAAAAAAATGATTAAAGCTGCTAAAAATAAAAAATTCAACATACTTATTTGTTATAGGCTAGACCGTATAAGCAGGAATGTAGCTGACTTCTCCAATACTATAGAAGAATTACAAAAATATAATATAGATTTTATAAGTATAAAAGAACAGTTTGATACTAGCACCCCCATGGGGCGTGCAATGATGAATATAGCAGCAGTATTTGCACAATTAGAGCGTGAAACTATTGCAGAAAGAATTAAAGATAATATGGTAGAGTTAGCTAAAACAGGTCGTTGGTTAGGTGGTACTTCTCCATTAGGCTATAAATCTGAACCTATAGAATATTCTAATGAAGATGGCAAGAGTAAAAAGATGTATAAATTAACTGAAGTTGAAAATGAAATGAATATAGTTAAATTAATTTATAAATTATATTTAGAGAAAAGAGGTTTTTCTTCTGTTGCAACATATCTTTGTAAAAATAAATATAAAGGTAAAAATGGAGGCGAATTTTCTAGGGAAACAGCTCGTCAAATAGTAATAAATCCGGTTTATTGTATAAGTGACAAAACCATATTTAAATGGTTTAAAAGCAAAGGTGCTACCACTTATGGTACTCCTGATGGTATACATGGTTTAATGGTATATAACAAAAGGGAAGGTGGCAAAAAAGATAAGCCTATTAATGAATGGATTATTGCAGTTGGCAAACACAGAGGAGTCATTTCCTCTGATATATGGTTAAAATGTCAAAACCTAATTCAACAAAATAATGCTAAAAGTTCTCCTCGGTCTGGTACAGGCGAAAAATTTTTGCTTTCTGGTATGGTTGTGTGTAAAGAATGTGGTTCTGGTATGAGCTCTTGGAGTCACTTCAACAAAAAAACAAATTTCATGGAGAGATATTATAGATGTAATTTAAGAAATAGGGCTAGTAACAGATGTAGTACTAAGATGTTAAATGCATACAAAGCAGAAGAGTATGTAGCTAATTATCTTAAAGAATTGGATATCAATGCAATTAAAAAGATGTACCATTCTAATAAAAAAAATATAATAGATTATGATGCCAAATATGAAGTAAATAAATTAAATAAAAGTATTGAAGAAAATAAAAAAATTATTCAAGGTATAATTAAAAAAATTGCCTTATTTGATGACTTAGACATATTAGGAATGCTTAAAAATGAACTAGAAAGGCTAAAAAAAGAAAATGATGAAATGAAAATAAAGTTAAAAGAACTAAAATCTATATTAGAGTTAGAAGATGAAGAAGAGATATTTCTAAGTACAATGGAAGAAAATATATCAAATTTTAAAAAGTTTTACGATTTCGTAAATATTACGCAAAAACGAATATTGATAAAAGGATTAGTTGAGAGTATAGTATGGGATACTGGTGGGGAAGAAAAAATCTTAGAGATCAATCTTATAGGTAGTAATACAAAGCTACCATCAGGAAAGGTAAAGAGAAGGGAATAA